TCACCAGAGACTTTCTGAAGTAAAGGCGCATACCGCTTAGTTACCGCTCTGATAACTCTTACCTGTCCTGCAATGGCGCTGATGTCAATATAAAGCGCCATTGCTGCTTCTTTGCCGATCCCGGGATGCCTTCCATTCTGATGTTTGACTTCGCCCACTGAGAAACCCTCTGTTTCCCCTTAACGCCGGGGTAGCGGAACAAAAACCTGCTGCATAGTTATTAAAGTTGAACCCTGCCGTCATGTTCTTACGCCTCGGGCTGGCTACTTAACCCCTGACCACTGCCGGGTAACTCGAAGTATTTCCCTGCGTTCTGTGGGGCGGGGTGGGTTGGTATTTTTAGTTTAATAAACATTAAACTTAAGTTAAGTAAAAACTAAACCGCGGGGCATAACAAACACAACGCTTTTGATAAAGTCGTTGCGGTTGTTATGTTTCTATTGGTAGTGAAAGTTAGGGAAACTGGCGTCTTGCGTGGATCACGTTTACTACTTCAACGCTTGATGTTGTTACGCGGTATAGAATTATATAGTTAGGGTGGGCTACAATCTCACGCAAGCCAGGTACTCTGTCGCTTGGTGGGTATAAATACGGATGTTCGGATAACGGCAGCACACAACCCCTTAATCGCTGCCATAAGCGTTCAGCCGCATCTATGTCGAAACGAGCAATATAACTAGTTATATCATCTAGGTCGGTATCTGCGCTTTCAAGCCATAACACGGGTAACATTTTACTGCTTGCTCCGTTCCTTGCGCATCTTAGCAAAGCGTTCTGCCATTCTGCGCTCAACTTCGTCATGGGGAATTGCTGGGCGCGGATCTGCAAGGCTCGTTGCTACTTTCGCACGCAGCCATTCGTTGTAACTGTTTTCTTGTTCAATGGTTTCAAATTCAGAAACCATTGGTGAAAGGGCTCTATTCATGTTTCCTCCGGTTTTATAACTCAGGCGCGGCGGCATTTTTGCGCCGCAATCCATCTCGCTATGAGATCTTCCATTGATTCTTTTTTCTGCTTTAACTCGCTGATTATCTGGCGTTGCTCATCCTCAGGGAAGGCTGAAAAAATCTGCAATAATTCCAGTTGATTAGACGTTAACCCTGCATGTGGTGGAGAAACCCCCGGTTGTTCTGCGTATTCCGCATCCAGATACCCTTCCGGCATCCCGTATGTTTGCTCTATTCTTCTGGCAGCCTTTTCTCCAAACGAGGCTCTCCCACTCATTAGTTGAGATAGGTAGCTCTTCTCTTTGGGTGGCAGAGTTTTATCTTTAAACCACTCCTTGAGACGTAAACGGCGAATTTCTTTTTTTTGCATGTGGTAATTATCTTTAGTAATCACTAAACAAGCAAATACTTGACTTAATGGTTTATTAAACACTAAACTCGCAAAAAAACACTAAACCGAGGAAGGTATGACATTAAAAGAGTTTATTAAATCATTAAGGGTTGGTGATGCTAAGAAATTCGCGGCCAGACTTGGTGTATCGCCATCTTACTTATCGCAAATGGCGTCTGGACGAACAGCTATATCTCCAACCCGCGCCCTTATGATCGAATCTGCGACGGAAGGCCAAGTAAGTAGGGCGGAGCTACGACCCCATGATTGGGAGCTTATTTGGCCTGAGTATGCGAGCGGCATTCGTTTGGGGCAAACACATGTAGTTCATGCTGAAGGTGATTGTAGTGCATGCTTATCTGATGGAGTTGATTCATGAAAATCAAGCATGAACACATCCGCATGGCGATGAATGTCTGGGCGCATCCGGACGGCGAAAAAGTACCGGCTGCGAAAATTACCAAAGCGTATTTCGAGCTGGGAATGACGTTCCCGGAACTGTATGACGACAGCCATCCGGAAGCCCTGGCCCGTAATACCCAGAAAATTTTCCGTTGGCTGGATAAAGACACCCCTGATGCTGTTGAAAAAATGCAGGCTCTGTTACCGGCGATCGAAAAGGCGATGCCGCCTTTGCTGGTGGCCCGTATGCGCAGCCACAGTTCTGAATATTACCGTGAGATCGTCGAACGGAGGGATCGGCTGGTGAAGGATGTCGATGATTTTGTTGCGTCAGCGGTTGTTTTGTATGACCAGATGAATCGCGGCGGCCCGGCAGGGAATGCTGTGGTGATGCACTAAAAGCACGGTGTTCGGGGGTTTTATGAGCAGCAAGCTTCATGGTCTTGTCTGGGAAGGGTGCGTCTTCACCGGCATGATCTTATCCAGGGTGGCGGTTATGGCCCGTCTTGCAGACTACAGCAATGACGAGGGCGTGTCATGGCCTGCCATTGAAACTATCCGGCGTCAGATCGGTGCAAGAAGTGAATCCACAGTGAAATCGGCTATTGCAGAACTGGCGAAAGAGGGCTGGCTGACGAAGGAAGAGCGTAAGGTCGGTGGGCGTAATGTAAGCAATATCTATCGGCTTAATGTGGAAAAACTCGAAGCAGCTGCGGCGGCGGCGCGTGAGTCATATAAACCGAAAAGAAAAATTAGCCCGGCAAAAAATGACCCGTTAACAGTTGACCCGTCAAATATTGACCCCTCAACGGTTGACCCGTCAAATTTTGATGGATCAACTGTTGATAAAAAACTGCCGATTAGGGGGGCGATGATTGACCCCGATCCGTCAGTATTAAAACCTGAACCGTCAGATAAAAGATCTTCTTGTCCGGACGCTTCGCAACCGGACCCGCAGACGGCTGAACAGGATTTTTTAACCCGACACCCTGACGCGGTTGTGTTCAGTGCGAAAAAACGCCAGTGGGGAAGTCAGGAAGATTTGGTGTGCGCACAGTGGATCTGGGGACGAATCGTGAGTCTTTACGAGCAGGCGGCCAGCTATGATGGCGAGATCACTAGACCGAAAGAACCCAACTGGACAGCATGGGCCAATGACGTTCGCACAATGCGGATGCTGGATGGCAGAACTCACAGACAAATTTGTGAAATGTTTGGGCGTCTCCAGCGGGATTCGTTCTGGGTAAAAAACATCATGAGTCCGGCAAAACTCCGGGAAAAATGGGATGAACTGGTTATCCGCCTGGGGCGTTCGCCTGCGCAGCGTTGCGTGAATCACATTTCTGAACCGGACACTGAAATACCGCCGGGATTCAGGGGGTGACGTGTCATGAAAAACATTGCGGCAGTTGGGGTTCTTGAACGTATTCGCAGACTTGCACCACAGGGGGCGGTTCCACCGTACCGGACGGTGGAGGAGTGGCGGGAATGGCAACTTGCTGAAGGACGAAAACGCAGCGAGGAGATTAACCGCCTGAATCATCAGGTGCGGGTTGAAAAAATCCTGAACCGTGCGGGCATCCAGCCGCTTCACAGGAAGTGCTCATTCGGGAACTACCGGGTGCAGAACGACGGTCAGCGCCATGCTCTGAGCCAGGCGAAATCCATTGCCGATGAATTGATGACCGGATGTACAAACTTCGTGTTCAGCGGTAAACCTGGTACCGGTAAAAATCACCTGGCAGCAGCGATTGGCAATCGGCTGATGGCGAAGGGGAGAAGCGTGATTATCGTCACCGTGTCCGATGTCATGAGCGTGTTGCATGACGGCTACGACAACGGCCAGTCCGGGGAAAAATTTTTACAGGAGCTTTGTGGAGTTGACCTTCTGGTCCTTGATGAAATTGGCATGCAGCGGGATACGCGCAACGAGCAGGTCACGCTGAACCAGATAGTCGACCGCAGAACGGCTTCGATGCGTAGTGTCGGAATGCTGACGAACCTGAATCACGCAGCGATGAGCACACTCCTCGGAGATCGGGTGATGGACCGTATGACCATGAATGGTGGTCGTTGGGTGAATTTTAACTGGGAGAGCTGGCGGTCAAACGTTGGACGTCAGGGTATGTGAGAATTTTTGACGAGGTAAATTTTCGATGGAAACTGTATTGCATGCACTGAAAGCGATGGGAAAAGCCAATTCTGTTGAACTGGCGGCGCGGCTTGATATCAGCCGTGAAGAAGTTCTTAACGAACTGTGGGAACTCAAAAAAAATGGCGTTGTTGATAAAACGGGTCACACCTGGTTTCTGGCTGTCGAAGGTGAAGCCGGGGTAACCGAAGGGCAGGCACTACAACCTGAAGCGCCGGATGTGGTAACCGAAGAGGTCGCTCCAAAAGTTACCGCAGACATGATGGTTGAGTTTATCGGTCAGGATGGTGCTAAAACGTGTGAGGAACTGGCGGGTAAGTTCGGCGTCAGTACTCGCAAGGTTGCTTCCACGCTGGCGGTGGTAACCGCAACGGGGCGGCTGGCACGCGTTAATCAGAACGGTAAATTTCGTTACTGCATGTCGGGGGGTAATTTACCAGCAGATCCGAAAGCCGCGCCGGTAACGAAAAATGATGGTAAGGCCTTTCCTCAGCCAGCAGGTGCTGCGTTACCAGTCCGGGAAGCCGCAACACAGGAAGAAATTAAAACAGAAACTGTGGCGGACATTGTGCAGCCGTTGCTATCGTTTACCGAAACGCAAGCAGATGAGCTGATTTTTCCGTCCCTGCGCAGGGCAAACCTGGCGCTGCGCAGGGCGAAAAGTGATGTTCAGAAGTGGGAGCGAGTCTGCGCCGCGCTGCGGGAGCTGAACAAGCACCGGGATATTGTTCGACAGATTACTGATTCTTCCCGCCGTGTTGTATCGGAAAAGTGATAGCCGGAGGCGCTTATGGCGAAACCTTTTACACACGAACAGCGTGAAGAACTGAAGGCCCGAATTATCGGGCTGGTACGCAAAAATGAACGCATGACGATATCACAACTGGAGAGAGCGACGGGAGCAGGCTGGCATTCAGTCAGACGTTGCCTTGTGGATGTACTGGCTTGTGGCGATTTATACATGCCCGGTAAATACGGTGTTTTTACATCAGAACAGGTGTATCGCGTATGGCGTAAGGCAGCGGAGAAAGCAACCGACCAGACATTGATTCGAAAGTTACCAGACGGAGAAATACGCCGCTACGACAGACAACAGAACATAATCTGTGGCGAGTGCCGGAAGAGTGAAGTTATGCTGCGTGTACTGGCGTTCTATCAGGGCAATTTTCAGGAGGCGGTACTGTGAGTGAATTAGCTATCAGGCTTCAATTGTCGCTGGCATTCGCATCAAAGGAGAATGAGATGACCACTTTTACAAAAGAGCAGTTAATCAGTCATGTTAGTGAAAATGTAAAGGCGATGAAATTTGCAGTAAAACAGACAGTATTCAAAAATTCTCTCGAGGCAATTGAGTTGGATTTAGCACTGGCCCTTGTTGCTCAGGCTTCGCTGGAAGCAGAGCCCGTGCTTTATATGAATCGATTTACCGGAAAGACATTCTCACTGGAAGAGCAACCCGGTGCTGATAAGGAACCGGAAATATACGTGCCGCTATATGCTGCCCCGCCAGACAGCGCCGCCATGCTTCAGGCTGGAAACTTTCGGGAAAATAAGGGTTCGTCAACCAATAATTTTCGGGAAATCTCGGAAACGTCAACCAACTATCCGGTAACTCCGGATGGTTGGATAAGCTGTAGTGAGCGAATGCCGGATGATGGTCAGCACGTAATTATTTTATGTGATGGCGCATTCGTTCTTTATGCGCAATATCGAGACGGTGAGTTTTTTGATGTAGTCCGTAATGGTGATGAATTTTTCGAAACACAGAGCCGCAATGTAACCGACTGGATGCCGCTACCAGAACCGCCGCAGGAGGTGCGCCAATGATCTGGCCTGAAGCCTTTGCAATTACAGGCGTTGCTATAGCTATTGATTTTTTAGTATATGTTATTTGTCGGTGGGGGTAAAAACGTTCGCCGGGATTCACACCAAAGGAGGGAATATGTCGGATGATATTTCACTGGCAATGGAAGGTGCTCTGGCTGTTATTGCTGTTGTGGGCGTTTACTGCCTGGTTGTGTTTTTGATGGATCGACTAGGGAACTGAATTCATTACGATATGGGAATTCCCATATCGGGTAAAAACGGTTTGCGGTAAAGCGAGAGTTAAGTAGAATTGCTGCGGGTGCTTGAGGCTGTCTGCCTCGGGCATGCCACCGTAAGGCAGACAGAGAAAAGCCCCAGTTAACATTACGCGTCCTGCAAGACGCCTAACATTAATCTGAGGCCAATTTCATGCTAGACATATGTAGGTTAGCCTCTTACGCGCCGAAAGGCAAGGAGAAGCAGGCTATGAAGCAGCAAAAGGCGATGTTAATCGCCCTGATCGTCATCTGTATCACCGTCATAGTGACGGCACTGGTAACGAGGAAAGACCTCTGCGAGGTACGAATCCGAACCGGCCAGACGGAGGTCGCTGTCTTCACAGCTTACGAACCTGAGGAGTAAGAGACCCGGCGAGGGAGAAATCCCTCGCCACCTCTGATGAATCAGGCATCCTCAACGCACCCGCACTTAACCCGCTTCGGCGGGTTTTGTTTTTTCCTGGCATTCTGGTTTACAATTCGCACGCCAGCCTGAACAACTGGCACCTGCTGCGCCAGCAGAGACAACCGATGGCGCACGATACCAAATTATACAATTCTGATGATTCTGCCGTCTTTGCCAGCAGGCGCGGACGGTGTTTTCACGCATTCAAATCTGACTGGTACCAGCATCCCCCATGCACTGAAGAACAGGCCGAATGGCTCATTCAGTGTTACCGCAGGCGCGGATGCGAGGTTAAAAAAGCCCTTAGCCTCGACTACCGTCACTGGATAATCTCCGTCAGGCTCCCTTACTCCGAACGGCCACCGCGTCCGTCCCGCACATTCCAGCAACGGATCTGGAGGTAATGTGCGGGTATTACTTCGACCTGTTCTGGTACCGGAACTCGGTCTGGTTATCGTTAAGCCAGGCCGTGAATCAATGTCAGCATTCCATAACGGCAGAATACTGGTGGAGCCGGAACCAAAAAGCATGCGAGCTCTGCCGTCCGGGGTTGTACCTGCCGTTCACCAGCCGCTGGCGGAAGATAAATCACTACTGCCATTTTTCAGCGATGAGCGGGTGAGCCGTGCTGCGGGTGGCGCTGGTGCACTGTCTGACTGGTTATTACGTCACGTGAAATCCTGCCAGTGGCTACACGGTGATTATCATCACAGCGAAACCGTCATTCACCGTTACGGTACCGGCGCAATGGTGTTGTGCTGGCACTGCGACAACCAGCTGCGTGACCAGACATCCGAATCACTCGAGCAACTTGCTCATCAAAACCTGTCAGCATGGATGATTGACGTCATCGGTCACGCAATAAGCGGTACGCAGGAGCGTGAATTATCTCTGGCTGAATTATCCTGGTGGGCGGTCCGCAATCAGGTGGCGGACGCGCTACCGGAAGCGGTATTACGTCGTTCGCTGGGGTTGCGTGCGGAAAAAATCCGCTCCATGTACCGTGAAAGCGACATCGTACCGGGAGAGCAGACCGCCACCAGCATACTGAAACAGCGCACAAAAAATCTTGCGCCGCTGTCTCACGCCCACCAGCAACAGAACCCACCACAGGAAAAGACGGTGGTCAGCATTGCCGTTGATCCTGAGTCTCCGGAATCTTTCATGAAACGACCTAAACGTCGCCGCTGGGTTAACGAGAAATACACTCGCTGGGTGAAGACACAGCCGTGTGCGTGTTGTGGTAAGCCAGCCGACGATCCCCATCACCTGATTGGTCATGGTCAGGGCGGAATGGGGACAAAATCTCACGATATTTTCACGCTACCGCTGTGTCGGGAGCATCACAACGAGCTTCATGCGGATCCGCTGGCGTTCGAAGAAAAGCATGGTTCTCAGGTTGATTTAATTTTTCGTTTTCTTGATCACGCCTTTGCAACTGGCGTGCTTGGGTAAAAGAGGTGACTGATGCTCATAGATTTGGTTTTACCTTACCCGCCGACGGTGAACACTTACTGGCGACGCCGTGGCAGCACATATTTTATCTCGGAGGAGGGAAAGCGTTATCGCCGGGCTGTGGCGCTTATTGTTCGCCAGCAGCGGCTGAAATTAAGCCTGTCCGGAAGGCTGGCGATAAAGATTATTGCCGAGCCACCGGATAAGCGCCGCCGTGACTTGGACAATATTCTGAAAGCGCCGCTGGATGCGCTGACGCATGCGGGGTTGCTAATGGACGATGAGCAGTTTGATGAAATCAATATCGTTCGTGCTCAGCCAGTATCTGGTGGACGTCTGGGGGTGAAGATTTACCCCATAATGCTTGAAGGGCAGGTCAAAAAATGAAACTGGAAGATTTACCGAAATACTACTCCCCAAAATCCCCCGGCCTGACTGATGCATCGGCCTCAACGTCGAAAGATACGCTGAGTATCACTGATGTGATGGCTGCGCAGGGCATGACACAGAATTGGGCTGAGATGGGGTTTTCTGCGTTCCTTGGGAAAATGGGCATTAGTATGAATGACAGAGAGCGGGCAACAGAATTGCTGACAGAATATGCACTCAGTCGGTGTGATCGCGTGGCGGCGTTAAGAAAACTCCCGGCAGAAATAAAACCGGCAGTGATGCGTATTATGGCTTCGTATGCGTTTGAAGATTATGCCCGTAGCGCGGCGAGCAAAAAACAGTGCCCCTGTTGTCACGGAAAAAAATTTATTGAAAGCGAGGTTTTTACAAACAAGATCCAGTATCCGGATGGTAAGCCGCCAGTGTGGGCAAAGTGCACAAAAGGCGTGTATCCGTCTTACTGGGAGGAATGGAAAAAAGTCAGGGAGGTGGTAAAAGTTGCCTGTCCGGAGTGTGGAGGGAAGGGGGAGGTTTCCACCGCCTGTAAAGATTGTCGTGGGCGCGGTGTTGCCATTCATCGTGAAGAGTCGGTAAAACGTGGTATGCCTGTTATCAGAGACTGCCAGCGTTGTGGTGGTCGTGGCTATGAAAGATTACCTTCAACGGAGGCATTTAATGCCATATGTAATGTAACCGATGCCATATCTCTTGATACATGGAAAAAAACAGTTAAACGTTTTTACGATACGCTGGTGGTGCAGTTTGATATTGAAGAAGCATGGGCAGAACAACAACTGAAAAAGGTGACCAGATAGCTTTGTTGATTTTTCCCGAATCTGTGGTAAAATTGCCCTAACGATGGGCGTTTTATGCCTGACGTTAGAAGATTTTTTACACCCGTCGCCAGGCGGGTTTTTTTATGACTGAAATCACGCCAGTACAGTAAACGCGCTGGTGGTTGTGAATACCGGTCTTTCAGCTTGCTGGCTTTTTCGACAAGAGTTATTGGTATGTCACGTTAACCAGAAAAGGGAAAAAGACATGCTAAAACAGCAGGATATGACCGAAACCGCCAGAGTGGTGTTTAATGAATTAAGCGTCACCGAACCGGCGACCGTCGGGGAAATTGCGCAGAATACTTACCTTTCACGCGAACGTAGCCAGTTAATACTGACCCAGCTTGTTATGGCGGGTCTGGCAGATTATCAGTTCGGTTGTTACAGACGCCTTCCGCAGTGAAGGTTTTTTTTATTTGTGGTAATGGGCGGCTGGTGGGTGTTAGCGGCACCTGCCAGCCATCTGCTCATGCGTTGGGGTCACAAGCAAACCTCAGGCCCATCTGCTTTGCGCAAAAGCAGAACGAGCCTATCAGAGAAGTGCTTACTGATCTATGGTCAATACTGTAAAAATATCCAGTTGTGAATTAATCAACGCTGATTGCCTGGAATTTATCCAGACCTTACCGGAAAACTCTGTCGATCTGATAGTCACAGACCCGCCATACTTTAAAGTGAAGCCCGAAGGCTGGGATAACCAGTGGAAGGGCGACGATGATTACCTGAAATGGCTGGACCAGTGTCTGGCGTAGTTCTGGCGGTTACTGAAGCCTGCCGGAAGTCTTTACCTGTTCTGTGGTCATCGCCTGGCATCTGATATCGAAATCATGATGCGCGAACGCTTTAACGTGCTGAACCATATCATCTGGGCGAAGCCGTCCGGACGCTGGAACGGGTGCAGTAAGGAAAGCCTGCGGGCGTATTTTCCCGCCACAGAGCGTATTCTGTTTGCTGAACATTATCAGGGGCCATACCAGCCAAAAAATGGCGGCTATGCGGCAAAGGAGCGCGAGCTTAAACAGCATGTGATGTCTCCGCTGATTTCTTACTTTCGTGATGCGCGTGAATCACTGGGGATAACGTCGAAACAGATAGCGGAAGCCACCGGAAAGAAAAACATGGTGTCGCACTGGTTTGGTGCCCGCCAGTGGCAGTTACCGAACGAGGATGATTACAGAAAACTGCAGGCGTTGTTTGCGCGTGTTGCAGCAGAAAAACATCAACGCGGGGAACTGGAAAAGCCACACCACCAGCTGGTCAGCACATACAGTGAACTTAACCGGCAATATGCCAGCCTGCTGGAGGAGTACAAA